TTAAAAGATCTTGTAGAGTTGATAGATTTGCAATAGGATCTTTAAAAGCTTCTGAAAGTTTAAATCCTTGAGACGCTAAATCTTTTCCAAAATTAGACAGTAAATCTTTTTGCATTAAAGAATTGGATAACTCTGTATAACTAGTTTCTAAAGCTTTAAACCCGTCTTTTACATTTACTAGTGCATTTGCTGTTTTCTGTCCTGCGATACTAGCTTGTTCAAATACTGTAGCTATGTCTTTACCTACTTTGGCTAACTGTGCAGTACCCATACCACTAGTTGAGGCTTTTAAGCTATTTTCTGTGACTTCATTAACATTAAGTAATTCTTTTAATTTTGACTCAGCTTCTTTTTTTACATTTGGATCTACAATACCTTTTAGTCCTTGTATGATCTGTTTATTAATGCTTTTAGAAAAATCATCTTCTAATGCTTGTCCAAAGATACCTTTGATACTGTTTACAATTTTATCAAACTTACTAGACTCTTTTATCGCTTCCCTAAAGCTTTCTACTGTTGCTGAAAGATTTTCTGAAAGATTTTGGAAAGAAGTTGATAATGCAATAACTGAGGCAGGACTTAATGATTGCTTATATTTATCATAAGTATTGCTTAATGCTTTAGCGTTTTCTTCACCAAGTTCTAAATTTTTGTTAAACTTTTCTACTTCTTTACTGTTAGTACTAAAAGCATAATTTAAAGCCTGAAATGCTCCTACTAGTACACCGATTGCCATACCTATATTGCCAAGCATACCAACAAAACCCATAAGTCTAGTTGCTGCTGCAGTTACTGTAGCAGTTACTCCAGTAAATAATGTTCTAACTGTACCTAATTTTTCTGTTTTAAGACTATCTACCATTTCTCCAAAAGCAGCCCTAAACCCTACTAAGCTAGCCGTATCTGCAGCATTGCTAATAATTGTACTTGAGGCCGATCGTTTGCGTTGTTCTTCAGCACCTATTTGTAATCTTCCTAATGCACTAAATCTGCCTACTGGTGCAGCTTCTTCTTGTCTTAATTTTGCTGCAACTGCATTATATTTTTCTTGTTCTAATTTAGCTGCGCGTATAGCTAATGCTAGTTCATTGTAAATATTTTTATTACTCTTTAAACCTTTACCAGCGGCTTCAATTTTTTGTATTTCTTTTTCAGTAATATCCTGAATTCCGCGTGTAGGCGTAAGAATTTCAGCAATATCTTTGCGAATACGACCGCCGCTAAGGGTACGGAGCTTAGACTCTAATTTATCAATAACAGCTGCTTTAGCGTCGGCAGCTTCGTCTTGTTTTGCAAGTATATCAGCTCTACGTTTTGCCAACATAGTTTCTGCAGTGTTAATCTTTTGCGAAGTTACTTGTCGACTAAATTCTGCAGTTTTTCGTAATTCTTCTCTGTAATTAACAATACTAGGAACTGCTTGTTTTACGATCATTGATCCAAGTGCAGCTATACCGGCCGTTAAAGCGGCAGGGCTGGCGCTAAGTACAGATATTAAAGGTCCAAAGGCCTTGTTTAATACTTCTAAGATAGTTTGTGCAATATTTTTTAGCGAGGCTAAAAGTTTGTCATAAGGGTTAGTAGGTATATCGATTTCATTGAATTTGTCAATACCTTCTTTTAAAACTGCATTAGCAAATGCTTGACGTTTTTCAAAGTCTGTTAAGCTATCTACACTTTTACCTACACTACGTGCGTAATCTTCTGACGACTTACCTACTTTTGTAAATAATCCTAGTTCGTCTAACAGTTCAGGCTCTAGCTTTGTAATACCGCGCGTTAAACGACTAACAGCGTCTGACATGTTAACACCAAGTGCTTGTGAAGCCTTTTTGGCTACATCACCTAATTGCAAAAACTGCTTTTGCGTCATGCCGCTACTAATGGCTTTAGCAGTGGCTTCCATTGATTCGCGCAAACTAATTGCTCCGCCACTGGCTTCTGTAAATTGCTTAGCTAGTGCACCCATTGCAACACCACTTGCTGCACCTAACTGGTCTAGTCCTTTGACCATGTTAGTAGTATCCATAGCATTACTTAAAGCAGTAAAAGCCGCACTTACAGCAAATACATTGGCTGCATAAGTAGCGTATAGACGAACTAATCCACCAAGACCTTGTGCTTGGTTTGCAAAGTCACGTCCGCTTGCTCCAGTAGATCCCATAGATCCACGAGCACGACCATACTCTATATTTTCACCTGCGCCAAGGCTGGCTGCAGCTGCTCTAGCACCAGTTTTTGTACCAGTAGTATACTGTTTTGCTTTTTGTAATTCTTTATTTAAGTCTTTGACTTCTTCAGTACGTTTCTTAATACTGCTTGTCTGATCTTGTAGGCTTAAATTAATATTAACTTGATTTGATGCCATCTGTACTCCTCTTTAGGGTTGGTGGCTAAAACTTTTAATAGCTTGACTAGTGTACATTATAACATGCAACCACACTTTTGTCAAACCAAAAAATTTTTAACGCAAAAAAGCCCGCTAATTTTTAGCTAGCGGGCTCTTGCATCTTTTTCTTATTATTGATTTCTTCCGATCTGACATTATCAATCATACGAATTAGCATGATTATAAATTTGTGTTCAGACGGTTCAATCTCTGTTGCTTCAAGAACGTCTTTTATACCAATAAGTGACTTGCCTAAGTAGTTACCATTCATGGTATCCCACTCATCTCGTAACATTCGGTATCCGTTAAATGCCTGTTGAACTTCTAGTGGAAAGTCGTCAAACTCTACAGGAATTTCAAGTTCATCTGGTTCTGTGCCTAGTGCTTCGCACATCTCAAAATACTGTTCTTTGGCCATGCCAACACTCATATTTTGAAGATAGTTGACCAACTGCTGATTTACTTGCCGGAGTTGGTCGTCGAAAAGTTTCCCAGGTCAGATACCTGTTCACTAATAAAAGCATCAAAGTTACTGGAATTCTTCATCAAGTATAGTGCGTTTTCCGCAGTGTACTCTAGCTCATCATCCAGATTTTGACCTTTTAAATCAACTGGAGCTAATTGCTCAAGATAACTTAGTTTAAAGCCTTTCCAGCCTTTAACAGCATTTTCAACATACAGCTGTAAAAATAAATCTTCGTTGAAGTCTTCTGAAGCCTGACGATTTTTAAAGCTAGTCTTTGTAGACTTCTTGCGAATCGATAAAAGCGTTTCGCGAGATAAAAATGCCAAATCAACAACAAAACCAGGCATACCAGGATATTCTACCTGTACTGATTTAGAAGGAACTAACAGTGTTTTTAAAGAGAGAGTAGTCATTTTATAATAATAAGGTTAAAAAGAGAGACTGGAGATCAGCCCAGTCTCTATAGAAATGCGGCTGTTAATTAAACTGCTGCGTAGTATTTAATTGATATTTCGTTCTTGCCTTCAAGATCATAAGCACCACCAGCAGCACCAGTTGTAGAACCCTGAGCAGTCATTGTAATCGAAGTAGAAATAATTTGCTCAGAAGTAATTGATGGAATAGTTAACTGAACTGTAGGCATATCTAAATCAAGGCGAGTATCGTTGCTTGCACCACCGAGTGAAATTATGCTAGAAAATTTATTTTCTGTGCTTGTGTTACTAGCGGTTAGCAAGTCATTTAGCAAACCTGCACCTTGCTTATTACTACCAGCTAAGCCGGTTTTTAAGTATGCGGTTACGTTAGCTGTAACAGAGCGAGTACCTGTAAAATAAGTAATTGGCTTATTAACTACGCCTAAATTAGCAGGAGTTAAGTAAGTTAAATTATTACTAATTGTTAAATTACCACCTGTTAATGCAATAGTGTAACTTCCGGCAGATACACCACCAAAGCCAGCGGCTGTTAAAGTCATTGTTGATAATTTATTAGCAATAAAACGAGCATCAGTATTTTTTGCTTTGGCAACAGCTGAAGCTCCTGTAATACCTCCGGTTAAGGCAACAGTACCTGCTGTAGCAGCACCAATAATTACTGTATTAGCTAATTGGCGCATTTCTGTGCCTTTGCCAGCCCACTGAACGGCAGCAATTGCATCTAATCCAAAATCAATAGTAGCTGAATCAATAGCGCAATTATCGATAACATAAGTAACGTCTTCAAAAACAATAATCAGACCAAAAGCTTGTAATTGGTGTATATTAGAATTTGCAAAACTAACTGTAGAAACAGGTTTAACACTATAGCTTACAGGAGGTCCTGCGGATACTGTACCTGATGTCTGTGTCCAGGCAGCGCCTGTAGCACCTATAAGAGCAGTACTAGCCATAGCATTCCAGAGTACAGACTCTTCTGCGTCGACCACGTCGTCAGCGTCAATACCGGTAGTAGTTGTAGCACCCTCTGCAATTACAGGGCGAATATAGGTAGTAAAACTCCAATCTACTGGCTCTAGCGAAGTATTAAAGCTGCGCTGTCCGCGTACTGGGGAAATGCCTGCCTCGTTTGTAGTAACAGTTTCTTGACCTGTGTTTTGTGAAAAAGAGAATCCATCTAATACTTGGAGTTCTCGTGTTGTTGCTGCAGTCATAACTGCGCTTGTGTTTACCTTACCGCTGCTATCTAAGTCAGTAGTGAAGAACACTCGACTATTGCGTAGTAAATTTAATGCCATACTCTTTCCTTTATGATTTTTGGAAGTATTTAAGCACTCTGACTAGATATTTATCTGTTGTCGTACTTGTTATAGTTCCGAGTTATACCAATGCGTAGCGCACTTGTAGATTGATTTCACCGACACCATAAGGAGCTAATAGCCCTTCGTCAGTAGTTATAGACTGAATTAATATTTCAGTTGTTGAAAGGTTATTAGTAGTATCATATACTAATACACGATTAGCGTTAATTACAGTTTCGAGATCGTTAATTAAATCTTCCAACTGCTGTTGCGCTTCGTTTTCACTGCGAACATACACTTTAACGTTTACGTTTAACATACCCCAAGTAAAATCGGCTGGGTGATATTCGCGGATTTCTGTGCCTGGCGTAAGATATACACAAGGAAAATCCTGAACTTCATCCCAGAATTTAAGCTTAGGGTAGCTGTTATCAAATAGATCGGAACTATAAGGGGGATTACCATCTATTAATTTAAATTTTTCAGCCAGAGCTGTTACAATACTAATTCTTTTTGTCATAGTGCTACTGCCCTTAACCTATTAGATACTACTTGTTCTGCAATTTCTCTAATTGACTTAGAGATTAATAGTTTAGGGTCTCTGGTTGCAGGTATCGATTGACGCCCTCCCGCACTAAATGTTGCGTACGGATTTTTCATATAAGAGTAAAACGCGGTTATCATACCTTGCCTACTCATAGAAACATTTTCTACCTTAACAGTACTGGCAAACCTACCAGTCCGATAATTTAAGATAGTAGTGCTACTACCATTACCCATATTAGCACTAATTACGTCTTGTAGTTGACTATTTATTAAAGTAGTCAAGCTAAGTAAATTAATACTTGCTTTAGGCGGTTGCGTAGCAGGCTTTGGTAATACCGGTAATTTTGCTTTACCTTTTATTACTCCAGAACTTACTTGCTTTTTAAGACCATCTTTACTGCTATTAGACTGCTTGCTTTTACTTTTGTATTTTTGTACTGGTTCACCTTTTAAAGTACTAACCAAACTATGTGTTAAATACTCTATAACGTTAGGTGACTTTTTATGTGTTAAGATATACCTAGCAAGTCTCTTGCTTACTAAACTATCTACTTTTGCAAATTCTTTTGCTAGTTTATCTAAAACGGACTTATTAACGCCTCGTTTTTCTCGCTTTTCTAAAACAGATCCTCGTCTGGAGTTTATTAAACTGTTTTCAAGCTTTACTATATTTCCGCCAATAGAAACAAAAGTCTTTACAAAGCCTTCACTAAATTCTTTGTCAATATTAATATATACTTCTGTTTGTCTTGTATCATTAACAAAAAATGTAGCTGCATCTAAAGCAGCTCGTGCCGCTACTGGAGACTTGTCGCTAGCTGAGGACATAACGTCAAACATTATAGCCAATAGTTTTGGGCTATTAAAGTTTAATTTTGCATTACCGTCTTTGTCTACGTACCCTGCAGCAGTATGCCCGTAAGCTAAAACTTGTCCAACAGAGTCTAGATCACGGATTGATTTTCCTGCTTCAGCTTCGGCTATGGTAAGCCCAAAATCTAGTGGGCCTCGTAGTAAGCCGCCAAGATTTGCAAAATTAGGAAATATAAATACGTCTACTGAGCTTGTTGAAATATCAGTAAGTTTATATACTTTACCGAATAGTTGCTTTATTCTTGCTACTGTAGTACTGTTTGGTTGTTCTGATTGTACAATATTTGAAAGACTTGTCTGTAAGTCTTTGTAAGATATTTTTGTAGCAGAAGTTGAAGAAAACTTACTAATACCGTATTTAATGGCTTTTAACAGTAAATCTATTTCGCTATCTGAAAATTTATTTACACTATAATCTTTTTGTGTAGGACTATAAGTTTCGCTGATATATGTCTTTAGTGCAGTATCAATATCTTGGTACTGTTTTAACTCTTGTTTAATGCTTGTGTAATCTACTACAAGCATTGTTGGGAAATTATTATCAATAATATCCCGAAAATTCAAAGACTTTCTTTCGTAAAGAGATGTGTCGGCAGTTTTTATATTGTCACCAACTATACTAAGTAACTCTTTACCAAGATTTTCCGCAATGTTTGGGCTTATAAATTCCTGTATTTTTGCCATTATGTAAAGTCCGCCACGTACTGATCTAAAACGCGCTTAATAGTAGCGGGTAAATTAGTAGACGCAACATAGTTAATTTGCGTAGTATTGGGATTTAAATCGCGGCTGCTGTGTACAGCACCGTTATTGCGCGAGTAATACTCAATTAAATCTAATACTGCTAATTTTAAATCGCCTGGGATTGGGTCGAAACCACCAAAGTAACTTACCTTATATCCATTAATTGCTTCTGGAAATACTGGTGTGTTAATGCTGATAATTGAATCACCTTGAACTACCCAGTCAGTAAACTTTACTAAGTTTGTATATGTTTTGCCATAGTCATCGCTATAGGCTACTGAAGAGACACTTACTACAGGAGTTTCTTTTAGCAAGATCTCGCGAAACCCACCATCAAAAACTTCAACCTTAATGTCGCTGTAGAAGTCTACAAAGGTACGACGGCAGTATGATTTTACCAAGTCGCTGGCTTTGGGTATTAAAAAATCAATTTCTGAATCTGAATTTGTGCTGGTAATTCCCATGTAAGTTTTGTATTCAGTTTTTGTAACTAAATCTATTGCCATAAATACCTCACTTGTTTTATAAAGGCACAAGATATACCTTTATAAAACAAGACCCCGAAGGGTCTTGTTAGACTTAATTTAAATTAAGCTGTGTAACGAAGAGCTGAAACGCCAGCACCTTGGTTAGAAGTGATTTGGACCATACCTGTACGCAGGCTGGCAACCATCACACGACGTTGTGTCTCAACCAACTCTTGTGTGTCGATACGCAGACCACGCTGGTTACCGATCAAGAAGTTAGCAGGAGCAACGGCAACGGCACCGGCAGCACCTGAAGCCTTAGTGTCAAACTCAGCAGACACTAACACGGGGCTGTTACCAACCATACCGATTTGACCTGTCAGGACTGTTGCCATTGTTCCGACTTTATCCATTGTTTGGAAGATACTATCTTCTAACAAATCGTAGTACACTTCTTGTGACACGATATAGATAACGTCAGCGGGATCGAGACCCCAAGCACCTAAGTCTTTGCGCAATCCACGCAATGTAGCAACTGAAGCAACACCGGTAGCTGCGGACAAAGTCACAGCGGAAACTGCGTCTTTGGTAACCAAACCAGCAACTGGATCACCGCCTACACCAGTACCACGCAACATAGCACGGTCAACAGCGCGAGCAACACGACGGATCATACCATCACGAATCACGGGCATCAAAGCCAACAAAGCATCTTCTTCTTCTTCATATGCAGTGTACTCGTTAGTAGCAACTTTATATGCATTCAAAGTGATTTCTTTTAATGCGTGTGTAAGAGTATTACCAGCAGAAGCAGAAGTACCAAACTGAGCATTAGTAACCCAAGTTGCAGGTGTGTTTGCTTCTGGATTCACTGGCATAGTCATCACATTGGTTTGCATAGCAATGTTACGGAAGTTAGGAGCAACCACCAAACGGCGACGTACTTCATTTTCCATGTTCAAGCTAACTTCAAGTTCCCAAGTGGCGGAAGGTACGTGAGCACCAAACTTCTCAACCAATTGACGACCTGTGCGTGTGGCCTCAACAGACTTACCAGACATTTTAGACAGCAAAACTGCTTTCTCTTTGTCAGCATAAGACATATCACCAGACTTAGCGTCTTGGAAAGACATCTTAGATTTTGTGATTGCTTCGATTTCAGCAGCCTTCTCTTTAAGAGCAGCTTCTAAACCAGAGATCACAGATTTGTTTGTTTCTTCAGCAGTAGCCAAACGCTTCTCGACTTCAGCCAAGAGCTTTTCAGCACCAGTGTCAACAGTGGAGATAGCTGCAACAGCGGCTTTAACGCGTGCGTCGATATCAGCTTGAGCTTTTTCAGCGGCTAACTTGTCAGCAGCGTCTTTAGCTTGTTTCTCTCCGATGGCTTTAGCAGTTTGCTCAGCCGCTTTGCTAGCTGCATCAGCTAACATTTGTTCTAATTGTTTTGGATCCATTTTCCATTCCTTTGTAACATCGCTGTTCGCTTCCGTAGAGGATTCTAGCCCTTTAGCTGATTCGCTTTTGGGTGCAAACTGCATTTTGAAAGATTTAAATTCTTCGTCGTTTTCAAACGACTTAGAGAGACTAAATAATGTGTTTTGATTTGCAGGTACTGACACTACTGAAATTTCGTGCAGCTCCAACTCCTTTACCACAAACAGCTCTGCAGCTGAATTGTACTCCGCATCTACAATGCGAAATCCGATACTAAAAGCTGTGAGTACACCGTCTTTTACTAGTTTATAAACGTCACCGGCTGCAGAAGAAATTCGTGCTTTTACAAGCAATCCTTTTTCATCAACCTTGTGCTCTGTCATTCTACCGATAGGAGCGCTGTGATTATGGTATGCTAAAATTACTGGATTTTTCAAGTAATTTTGAATACCTTTTTCCCAAACGCTTACAGGAACAATATCGCCCTGTCTATCAACGTCAGTGGTTGAAGCGTAACCTTTAATGGTTAACATTTCAACGCTTTCGTCTGTGGTAGTAGGTTCACTCTTAGTAAAAGAACTGTTTACATACAGCACTTTATTTTTATCTACCATAAATACCCCTTTTATTGCTGATTATCTTTTGGCTTTCCACCTTGCGACGGATCAGCAGCCGAACCAGCAATATTAGCTGGTATTCTTATTTCGTCATGACCAGTTTTCTTGTCATAACGTAATTCTTCACGTGCTTCGTTAGCTGTTATGATGCCTGCATTGACAAGTGTCGAATGATAGGCAGCAATATCTTTTAGTTCTGGTTGTAGTGCGGAAACTGAGCTTGTAATAGCCTCAACATCATATCCGAAGTATCTTTCAACAGCACTAATAAATCTACGATTAATAGGCATTACTGTTTCAAGATAAAATAAGCGAAGATTAGGCGAGATGTTAGCATTGTTGCCACCAGCCATTAAAATAGGCGGTACACCAATTGCTTGCATAATACGTTCGCTATGGGTCTTGATTGAAAGGTCAAAATCCATGTCTTTAAAGTTTTGGTTAGATACCTGTGCAGGCTTAAGTCCCGAATCCAAGATCACAGGGCGTTTGCCGCCTTGCTTGGTCGAGTACTTTTGTAACCAATACTGAATTGTTTTTTCCTTGGCAACTTGCGACAAGGTATTTTCCGATGTAAGTACCAACCCAAACACAGCACCATTATCAAAGAACTGTTCTTGAAACTGCTGCATGGAGTATAGTGTCGAAATCGACTTTTGTGCCGACTCTAGCCGCGAACTGCCACGATAAATCGAATCTGAATTCAAATCGCGGAAGTAGAACACTTCACTTTCCTTAAAATCCACAGTACCGTTAAAACGGTAGCCACGAATAAATGTTTTAGAATCTGTTAAGATTTCCACATCTGCGGCCGGAAGGTGATACATGAAAACGCCATCAAAGTGCACAAAAGCATTACCTTCTAGGATAAAGTCTGTGAACAGTGCTTGGCGAAAATCTTGTGCCGACTGGTAAGGATTTGGTCTGAAGTTTAATAATGTGTTAAGCGACTTTTGACGTACACCAACTGCAACGCCTTCGTGCAGTTTGTCTTTGATATCATAGTCTAAGCTGGCGCAGGCTGAAGCCAACATATTAACCGAACGATTAACGGACTCCAGGCGCTTGAATGCGTTAATGTACGTTAATTTTGATTCTGTGCCAACCTGAGTACCCTCAGTTGTAGCAATGCGCTCTTGCGCTGGATTCAGCTTTTCGCGAATCCAGTCTGTAAATCTTGACATAGTTTTGTCCCTTAAACGAACTCCGAGAAAAAACTACCAAAGCTTTTAGATGGCACAACAGTTTCAACACCACCAGTAAATTTTGTACGCTGTGTCTCAATCCAATGAGCCTGCTTCGTTTCCGAGCCAGGTCGAGGAGCTTTACCGTAAACACCGTGCAAGGCTACATGATGACGATTACAAAGGGTGTAAACTTGATCATATAACTCCGTGTGATGCTCAGCAATAAATTCATCTCGCACAGTTAAAATACCTGCATCTGTTGAAATGTCATAACCTTTAGCTTCAGCCCATTTGTCCAAGAGTATTGTAACTGAATGCAAGTGATGCAGCTCTAAGTCCGCACTAGTCTCGCAAATGTAGCAGCTCGATTTTTTCTCGT